GGGCGCCTATTCGGCGTGCTCACCTTCCTTAAAGGCGCTGTCGGTGATGCGCTTCAGGACCTCGGCGTAGTGGGCGAGGGTCCCGGCATGCCCCCAATTGATCTCTTCAGGGCTGTAGCCGAAGTGCTCGTCGCTGAGCGCCTTCAGGCGACCCAGCATCTCGTCGATCTCGGCCTTGCGGGCGATGAAGGTGTCGAGGGCGGTGGCGGTCTTGGGCGTACGGCGCATGTCGGTCTCCCCTGTTGGTGACCGCATGAACGCTTCAGTTCGCACCAAAGCCAAGCCGATGATCGCTACGCCCGATTGCTTTCTTCAGGCCCCGACGATCATCAAATGATCGACCCGTCCACGGGCCGATCGAGGACAGAGAAAATGGCCGTTCGAGGCCGAAAGCCGAAGCCGTCGCACTTGAAGCTGATCACCGGGAATCCTGGCAAGCGGGCGATCAACACCCAGGAGCCGGTGCCTCTGCGGATCCTACCGGCGCCACCGCCGGAGCTGACCGCCGAGGCCAGGGGCGAGTGGGACCGCGTCGCCGGTGAGCTCAATCGTCTCGGCCTCCTGACCGGCATCGACCGGGCGTCGCTTGCCGCATATTGCCAGGCCTATGGCCGGTGGAGTCAGGCCGAAAGTGCCATCGCCCGGATGGCCGAGCGGGATCGGCTGACCGGCGGCCTGATGATCAAGACCAGCAACGGCAACGCCATCCAGAACCCGCTCGTCGGCATCGCCAACAAGGCCATGGCCGACATGGTTCGGTATGCGGCCGAGTTCGGGATGACGCCGAGTGCGCGCAGCAGGATCAGGGGAGAAGAGGCGTCCGGTCAGACGGCGGACCCGGCCGCCAAGTATTTCGCCCCTTGAGGATCCGGTCACCGCTTGGGCCGAGGCTGTCCTGGCCGGAGAGATCGTCGCAGGGCCGCATGTCCGAAATGCCTGCCGGCGTCACCTTCAGGATCTGGTCGAGGGGCCGAAGCGGGGGCTGGCCTGGGATCTGACCGCGGCGATGCGCGCGATCGAGTTCTTCCCGGACGTGCTCCGCCTTGCCGTCGGCATCTTCGAGGGCCAGGTCTTCACTCTCCACCCCTCGCAGGCGTTCATCGTCGGCAGCCTGTTCGGATGGAAGAAGGCCGATGGCTTCCGGCGCTTTCGCCGAGCCTACGTCGAGCAGGGTAAGGGCAACGGCAAGACGCCGCTGGCCGCAGGCATCGGCATGTACTGCCTGGTCGCCGACAGCGAGCCCGGCGCCGAGGTCTATGCGGCGGCGTCGATGAAGTCGCAGGCGATGTACATCTTCCGGGCCGCCGTCGCCATGTGGCGGCAGTCGCCGGCGCTCTCCCGGAGGCTGACGCCGTCCGGGGGCAATCCGATCTGGAACCTGGCGGACTTGAAGACCGGATCGTTCTTCCGGCCGATCTCGACCGAGGAGGGGCATTCAGGCCCGCTGCCGAGCTGCGCGCTCTGCGATGAGATCCACGAGCACCGCGACGGCCGGGTGATCGAGATGCTGGAGCGGGGATTCAAGTCGCGCCGCCAGCCTCTGCTGCTGATGATCACCAACAGCGGCAGCGACCGAAACTCCGCCTGCTGGGCCGAGCACCGCCACGGTGCCCGGGTCGCGGCCGGCAGTCGTGTTGCCGAGAAGGACCCGGCCTATGTCGGCGAGGTCATCGACGACACGACGTTTTCGTTCATCTGCGGCCTCGATCCCGACGACGATCCGCTGGAGGATACGTCGTGCTGGATCAAGGCCAACCCGCTCCTCGGCATCACCATGCCGGTCGAGGAGCTGGCGCGGGCGGTCAAGCAGGCCCGCGACCTGCCGGGCAAGCTCAACAACATTCTCCGCCTGCACTTCTGCATGTGGACGGACGCCGAGACCGCCTGGATGGGCCGCACGGCCCTGGAGGCCTGCCTCGCCGATTTCGATCCGGCCGCTCACGCCGGCCGGGAGGTGCATATCGGCCTCGATCTGTCGGCGACCCAGGACCTGACGGCCATGGCCTTCGTCGTCTCGACCGGATGCGACGATCTTGGGCGGACGACCTTCGATGCCTGGGTCGAGGCCTGGACGCCGCGTGAGACGATGGCCGAGCGGGCGATCCGCGACCAGACACCCTATGACCTTTGGGAGCGGGACGGCTGGTTGAACGCGACGCCGGGCAAGGTCATCGGCTTCGACTTCGTCGCGGCAAGGTTGGCCGAATATGTCGGCCTCTACGACATCCATGCGCTAGCCTACGACACCTATGGCTTCAACCGGCACTTCGAGCCCGAGCTCGACCGGATGGGTCTGACGCTGCCGATCGTCGAGCACCCTCAGGGTGGCAAGAAGAAGGGCAGCGACAGCGGGCTCTGGATGCCGGGATCGAAGCTGACGCTGGAGGCGCTGATCCTCGATCGGCGGATCCGGCTCAAGCGGAGCCCGCTTCTGGTCGCGGCCTGCATGTTCGCCTCGACCGAGGGAGATGCCTTCGGGAACTTCTGGTTCTCCAAGCGCCGGGCAGCCGGGCGCATCGATGCGCTGGTGGCCCTCGCCATGGCCGTCGGCTCGGCGACGGCCTCAACTGAAGCCGGTGGCTCCATCTACAACGATCAGACGGCGCGGCCGGCCGGGTTCCTGACGATCTGAGATCCGCCGATGTAACGCGTGGTCATATTTGCCAATAGCAGCGTGTCAGGCCGCCTGATGTGTCGGTATGCGTCCAATTCGGTCGGCAAGCTTCTGCTCGGCTTCCCACAGGTCGTAGTCGCGCTGAAGGGCGATCCAGATATGCGCGCCGTTGCCGCACCACTTGCCGAGCCGCACCGCCATTTCGGCGGAGACCGGCAGCTTCTCGGCAAGAATGCCATGAAGCAGCTGTCGCGAAACGCCCAGCTCGCGCGCTGCCTGAACGACCGAGATGTCGACTGCCGGCAGGACATCGAGACGCAGGATCGAACCCGGATGGGCGGGGCGCATCCGGGGCTTTTTCCGGACCTTGTATTCGCGAGGCATGTTCCGTCTCCTCAGTGGTACTGCTCGAGATCGACACGAACCGCGTCGCCGCCGACCCATTCGAAAGTAATACGCCATGGCCCGTTGACGGCGAGCGCGTGACGACGGGGTTTCCCCTGCAACACGTGCAATCGCCAGCCCGGCAGGCGCAAGTCATCCAGGGCCTTGGCCCGGTGCAGGGCTTGAAGGCGACCTCTTACCCGCTCGACCAGATCGGGGCGGATACCGCGCGGATCGTCGTCGAGGAAGAAGTCGCGCAACGCCTTGCTGCGGAAGCTTGCGATCACCGCCACTATGTAAAAAGTCAATGGACATATGTCAAGTATCGTTGGACACAACTCCGACGGTATGCGCTGCCCAGTGGCCATGACACTCTGTCCGCCTCCCACCTACAGCCCTGCCGAGAGCAGGGTTTCGTCTACGCGATCCGCCCGCCCGGCCGGGTTCCTGACGATCTGAGGTCCGCCGATGTCGTTCTTAAGACGCCTAGCGGCGGCGGCCGGCTATGTCCTCAAGGGATCGCTTGGCGACACGGGAAACCCCTCCGGCGGTCTCGCCCGCCTGCTTGGCGGGATGGAGACGGCCGCAGGCATTGCCGTTTCCGATGCCTCGGCGATGCGGGTGTCAGCGGTCTATGCCTGCGTCCGCGTCATCGCCGAGGACATCGCCAAGCTGAGGCCACGGATCTGGCGGGAGCAGGAAGACGGATCGCGGGTGGAGCTGGTCGACCATCCTCTCCATGCCATCCTGGACGCCCCTCATCGGCTGCTGACCCCGGTCAATCTGTTGATGGCGATGGGAGCGGCACTCGGATTTCGGGGTAACGCCATCGCCGTGATCCTGCGGGATGGTCGCGGCCGGCCCGTCGGGCTTTGGCCGGTGCATCCGGGGTCGGTCACGATCTACGAGGCGACGGACGGGGGGCTGTTCTACGCGATCTCCAGGCGGACGACGCTTGAGAGCGCAATCCTCCGCGATGTGCCGGTCATGGTGCCGGACTACGACGTCATGCATGTGCGCGGGCTGACCTTCGACGGGATCATCGCTCTCTCGCCGCTGGCGCAGCTGAGAGAAGACATCGGCATCGCGCTCGCCGGCCAGAGAATGTCCGGCGCGATGATGCGGAACGGGGCGCAGATCGGTGGCGTCCTCAAGCATCCCAGTCGCCTGACCGACCAGGGCGTGATCGATCGCCTCAGGGCCAGCTGGAACCAGCGGAACGCCGGGCCCGACAAGGCCGGCGGCACGGTCATCCTCGAGGAGGGGATGACCTATGAGAAGCTCGGGATGACGTCGGTCGACGCTCAGTTCCTGGAGCAGCGGAAGCTGACGATCGA